ACTTTGTATGTCGAGGTGGCATATTAACAATTAATCTTTTAATTTCACCCGATAGTACCTTTTCGAACTTCTCGCCGATCCTGCGGTGGTGTTCGCCTTCCACGAACCCTGGCCACACAGTTGAAACGAACGTTAAAAAGGAGTCTCTTGCCTTTGACGATAATTCTAGTTGAGTCTTTCTTAGCTCAAGTTTTAATAGTGCCTCTCTCGCTTCTTTAGCGTCCATTTGAGAGACATCAAAGTCTATTCGCATATCAGACTTATATCATAGTAATTATTTGTGTAAAACTCAACCTACGTGCAGACATGCAAGTACCTCTGATTGGGGTAAACCCCCCACGGGGGGCGCACCCACCATATATGGTGGCAAAACGCAGTTTGGGACTCAAGATCTAGTGGTTAAAATTTACAGATGGTAATTACAGGTGGAGATGCCTGGGAGGCTGTAGCCTCCCAGTTCGTGGTTATAAGATATCTTTTCCCACCATATTATGTAGGTCGCTGACGATTTTTCTAGCCCAAGCTTTTACCTTAGGATCATCAACAGAACTAATAAGATGAAAAATTTCAGAATTAAGATAGTTGCAGATAGCACGATAATCTACCTCTCTTCTATTTGTGATATCATCAGATCGTTTAAGTCTATCGACTTCAGCCATGCGCTCTTGCAAATCAGCAAAAGGACGATTGATAATATCGTTGTTATTACTAGGCATGATTTCATTATGACCATATCCTAACTTATTACAAGATCTTATTATAAATAGTTGTGGATAACTTTTACTTAACTTTACCAGCACCAAAACCTGCTGAGCGAAGCGCAGGTGGCTTTTTCTGAAACTCTCATGCACACCTATATAAAGATGTAAGTTGTAATGGAGAATGGAGAACGATTGCGATACGGGGTGCAGTCGCCCCCGTATCTATGTTCCAATGCTTGTGAATAGATTCTGCCTAATTACTTGACTGCAATTGGATCTGCATCAACGGAAAGTTTTCCGTCAACAGTTCAGATTCTTGCTCGGCATCTATTAACGGCTTAAGTTCCATTGATGACACAACCTTAGTCTTATAATCATTATAAACTTCAGGTTGATCCTTTCTAAACGCTTCACTATCGAAACGCTTATAACTCCTAATAATAACATTGAGTTTATGCTCAACGCCTTTTAAGACCTTGTCCTCCTCTGTCACGAATGACTTAACCAAAGTCTTTTGTTCTTTCAACTTCGAATTGACGAAGTTTGCTAGAACTGTTAGCCTTGCTAACTTATCTATTTCCTTCTTTTTATTCATGTCGAACTCCTTATACATTTAATATAATCATGTCCTAACTAATTGCAACTACTTATATAAAAAAACTGTGGATAACTTTTGACACCACAAATATTGCTGTGACCAGCAGGACAGCTCCCAGCAGCTCCCGGGCCAACGACCCAATCCCAAGTGGGAGACTGGCAATGGAGATCGCCACGATGGAGATAACCAACACACTGGCAACTAAAATAAAAAGGAAGGCGGGCAAAACTAACCGTAGGCTCTTTCATCTGTGTCCCAATCTGCACAGATCCCTCTGCACACATCTTCGCATGCCCACCAGGCCAACAGGTTGTGAAGCTGCAGCTCACTCCCCACCTCTTTAGCACCGTTGAAAGTTACTATTAAATGGAGAATGGACGGCTCGCCCAGGTCATCCGCCATGTCACTCAACCTTTGCCAAATCTCTTCTTTGTATTTTTCATAGAATGCAGATGTGTCTGCATAGTATATCAACTCACTAATGGTGCCACCTGAGCAGCCGTGCTGCACCACATCTTCAATTGTGCTTCTTTCCTGGGTATCTAACAGCCAATCTAGAATGGAGTCTTGTTTGAATTCAACTGCCATCTGGCTTCTCCTTCCAAGTATAGGCACCTATCTCGTGGGGTAACCATCCATATTTGTTCAACAGCAAATGGATAATAAAATTGTAGTTATAATTCATCTTCCCTCCTTGTGGTATGGACATCGAACCAGCGTCAGGTGGTAAACAACCCAAACCTTTCAACTGGTTCAATCTTTTAAGATCTGTCAAATCGCCCATGTAAGTGCCGTGCTACTACCCGCCATCTGCAGTTGGTTTCTACCTGCAACTGGTTTCTTCACACGGCATATAATATATATAGTCCTAAATAGTTAGGATGTCAAGGGGTAATGTAAATTTTTTTACCCAACAGGTTATCACCCAGGTCTGCGCAGGACTGGACCAGCACTCATCATAGGCAAAATGATATAGCTTGGTGAGTAATGGAGAATGGAGAAAGGTGGGTGCACCATCGCTGATGCACCGAGTTCATGTGTTTGGCTAACATGAATAAAGAAGGAATACCTCTGCACTACCATCTTCAGGGACTGGTGTCAACAACCATCTGGTGCCTGGTGGACAGTGCAGCTCCAGCCACTCTAATAATGGAGATTGGGATGGGGCTTGCTAATGGAGAACAATGGAGCTTGGTGAATCACCCGGACTCCAGGAACCCAGCAGTGCGGTCAACTGTTCCCAGTCCACGGGCCTGGGCCGCTGGGGGATGGAGAGTAATGGAGGCACACGATCCACGGTATGGGGACAACGGACAATGGAACCTGAGAATAATTTAATGGTCTTCGAGCGAGGGTCTCTGGCAAGAACAAACACGGGTGCGTCTAGTGAATAATGTCTATTTATCCATGCAATTTGATGTGGTGAAAAGTTAATCTTATTATCTTTTATTATCTTAAGCTCTATCCAAAAACATCTCTTAAAAAAGCCATGTAAATCAGGTATTCCTAGACCACTAGTAGCTTCAATTCTTGTCCATACAACAAGTTTAGTATTTCTCTTGAGTTGTTGCCAAAGATTACGCTCAATCATTGTGCATCACTACCTGGATCTCCTGACTTTCTATGTCAACATATATAATATTTACTCTGAGTTTTTTCTGTAATGGAGTTCTCGGTCTGCTTATATGGTGACCTTTTCTGTTGCCTGATTTACGAATAGACTTAGTTTTTACATCATACAAATTAATCTTACCATTACGGTCAACTGTTACAAAATCGACACAACCAGTATCATGTATCGTCTTGAATACTAAGTTGCCCATCTTCATCAGGTGCACTATCGCCATCGCTTCCGACAGATTCCCCTTGTAATGTTTCCTGTTCAATAACTTCATATTGTCCAGGAATGGATAGTTTTCTTCTGAGCTCAACTAATTTCTCCTCTACTTCACCAACCGTCATCTGATCTATTGTACCATGCATAATTTCTTTGCGGTCAATATATAAACCAGCAACCATGCCACGGTATTTCTCCGCTGCAATAGCACCAGTAAAATTACCAGCAGCTTCCGCATTATCACGTAATTCAGCTAGTTTTTGTATGTGTGATTTGTAGGAAATGGAGTATCTCCTATTTAGTTCTGCACGCCGTCTTTCTAATTCTTGAACAACATGTGGGTAGTATTTGGGGTTTTGTAGTTTACTGGCAACCACAGGAGCTATCTTTTCGCTGTATCCAGCATCAATTGCACACTGTTTTGCACTCTGTTGGAGCCCTTTTTGGATAAAAATATTGACAAATTCCATCTGTTTTGGGGTCAATTCGAGTGTTTTTTTAGCTTTTTTTGACATGTTTTTATGTATCAATTAGTAACATACCCCTAAAAAACCCTTATTTATCGCCAAACCTTGTAAATATGTTAGCGTCCGTTTACAACCGTTTAACAACTTATTTACAGAGGGAAGCATTGATATATATAGTTTTTTACTACTTTGTAAATATGTAAACCGATTTTCCGTTTTTCTGGCAAGTTTAGATTTAGTTTCTGTAGAATAATATATATAGTGATTTACATGAGCTACAAACTTGTCCGCATAACGTGGGAGGATACTATTGAACATCCGTCTGGTTGGTACGAGGCCCGTGATATTGATAAACTTGAAGAGGTGCCCGTGGTCCATAGTTATGGGTTAATCCTCAAAGAGTCAAAGGACTCTATAACATTAGTTGCTGATTTTATGCCTTTATCCAAAGATTTTGGTCGGGGAACCACGATCCCCAGAGGTATGATCAAAGATATGACGCATATATCCACTGTAGAATAATTACACCATATAGCTAAATGGCTGTATTCCTTGATTTAAAAATGGGTTAAGTCCTGGGTTATATGCGGCAGTAATTGGGTCAGGTTCTGGTTTTACCTCTCTGTTGCCTCCCCCAGTAGGTAAACCTCGTTGTGTGTTATAAGAGAATTCGTCAATATTTCGTTGCATTAATTGTGGTGTGCTCATCAATTGATTATAAACATTCGGAGTGTTTGCACTAACAGCACCTAGTTTCTGAACTTGTTCAGGGCTTAAACCCGCTTGATTACCATAAAATAAACCAGCGACACCCTGAGGGGAGCCACCCGCTAACATTCTACCAAACCCCGCAAATGGTCCAGCGTTGAATGCATTTTCTAAAAAACCCATAACACCACCACGTGTGCTAGGTAGAACATCTTTAGGGCTCATGCCTTCTCTGTAATATTGTTGTATTACAGCTCTTGGATCAAAAAGATTATTACTGAGTCTTAAATTACTTAGCGCTTTAGCACCTACGTCACGTATATTACCTTGAAAACCACGTTGCGTTACACCGGTTCTAAGCTTGATAATATCTTGAGCATCCAAACCATACTTTTCCATAAATTCTTGTGTTCGTGGATTTTGAGTAAATAAAAACGTACCACTACCTTGTGGTCCAATGAGTTTCTTTAAATCTTCTACAAAGTTATTATCTTGTCCGACTTGCCTTTGATACTCCATGCGATCATCTTTACGATTATCACGCATGTCTTTCATAATATCACGGATATTTTTTTGTTGATCCTCTCTTGATCTCTCAGGGGTATTACGGACTCTTTGATTTGCAGTGCTTACATTTTTACCTTTATCGGTAAATCGAAATCCACCTGCAGCTTGTCCACCAACATAAAAACCTTGTATGCCGTTCATTTATTTTTTAAATACGTTCTTCCTTTTTCTAATACCAGGTCTTCGTCCTATTTTTGGCATCATCGGTCTCATCTGTCTTTGCATACCTCTCTTTGGACGATCATCCTTTTGAAATAAATTTTTTACAGGATTACCTTTTGAATCCAGTACAGGTTTTTTGCCTGGAGGAGATGTAACTCTATCTTTAGCAATCTTATCAAAAATAGCCTTGAAATCTGCTTTTGACATTTTACCGCCAGTTTGCTTTTTTAACTTTTTAAGTCTATCCATGTCATCAGCATTTAATCTTCCTCTTGGTTTTATTCTTCTAGCTAATGCCAAAAGTCCTGCACCACCCATTCCAGTAGCAGCACCTGTGATTGCTTTTTTCATGCCAGGTGACATTCCCTTAGCTTTCGGTAAAGGTCCCATAGCTCTCTGCCTTCTTAGCCTTTTTGCTATCTCTTCCATTTTAGCTTTTTTAGTTTTTTTGCCTCTTACCGCATCAGGTTTTTTTGCTTTTGTTCTACCCGGTGTTCCAGCAGCAACTCTTCTTAATCTATCTCTCATTGCTCTTGTCATCTCTTCCTCCCGACCTTTCTTTTCTTCAACACTTTACGTGTTTTGGCTATCTCTTTAATAGCGTTATTAATCATGCCAATTGGCACACCGGCAACAATACTTAAATACTGGCCTCTTTTGTTTGTAGTCATACAAGGAACATAACAAAAATAAAAGTCAAGAGCAAAGATTTATTGACAATTGAAAACGGATTTTGATATGGTGATCGGCACGCACTAATTCAAATAAAGGAGGTTTACATGGAAGAATTAAACAAAAAACTTGAGGAGGCGTACATAGTCATTGCTCTTTTACAGGCTAAATTAGCTGAGAAAAAATAAACTATGCGGCGGTCGGTGAGCCTTGGTTCAAGGCTCCAGAACCCCTTGTCACTATTTCATGCCATTGTTCATGCGTAAATTCTTCACTCGAACCATCTCTATACATAACCCGATACATTAACTTCTCCTGCATCTCAGGCGGATTAGTGGTCTTCGTAAAGATTTCTACATTAGTTACAATATCTTTAATCATTTTGGGAAACTTAACACATTTCCATTCTTTAGTTTACTGATTTTTTGAATAATTAATCGGCGTGTAGCCTCTTGTAAACCTTTAGAGTCGCCTACTAATTCGTGGTCCCAAAGGTCTGCACATGCTCGTAGTGCCATGGTTTTGTGATTATTATCCTTAAAAAAATCCTCATCGTTCTCGATCAAATCAAGAACCATACGCCTGGAGATCAAAGATTCCAGGTCTTCTGTTACTACACTTATATCCATTATCCAACTCTACTGATGAATTTGGATTTGTAAAATAACTTTTACCCATTTTTTTTGCTGCGTTTTTGCGTTCTCTTCTGCGTGTATCACGCATCTCAGCATAGCGCACTGACACTCCTCTGCCGTCCATGTGTTCTAATGTGGGTTTATATTTCATTGGGCAGCCGGCTGGGGTTTGCTGGGACGTGAAGATGCCCAACAAACTCCCACAGCTTTTCGTGAGCTTTTGCGGAGACAGAAATAAATGAAAGTAGCATTCCTCTTAAGTAGGTCACTAACATTTTCATTTATCTCACACACTATACATCTGCTTTAACCGGAACGGCCGACTCGTCCGGATCTTGTGCTGTTGCAAAC